CATTTTGGGAATTGTGATTGTATACTTTTCACCAGTTACCGAACCAATAGGAAACGTCAAAGCCGCCGTGTCATGTGCAATGATTGCGTCATAAACCTCAATGCCTTCAAAGTACAAATCAAGCGTTCCAGAAACCTCAATACGGCCCAATGCAACGCCCGCTAAATCATCTGAACCTAGCTTTCGCTGTTCCCGATTGTTGCCTGCAATCGTCAAATCAATGCCCTTGATTACATTCAACGTGCTAATGCCACCAACTGCGATTGAACCCATGTCCGAGCCTGTCATTGGTGCCGCTGTTCCAGCCGCCACATAAGTTGCACCTGTGATTATCGCAGCCGCGCCGCTATCGACACCCATGCCAAGAATATCAAACCCAATCGTGCCAATGCCGCCCTCTGCAACAGCCAAGCGCATTCCATCAATGAAACACCCGCGATAGCGCATATAGCTATCTGTGGCACCTTCTTCTGTTGTCTTTTCAAACGTGAATGACTTGCGGTCAATGCCGTTTATCAATGCGTCTGTTGACCATGTGCCGCGTAGTGCAGCCTCCATTAAATCCTCATAAGAGGCATCAACCAATTCACCATCGACAGAACCACCGATAGAAAAACCCGTGTGCAGAATGTCTGTCACGTTTTTATCTGCGCGTATTTCTGCGCTTATGGCTGTTTGTTTTTCAGACGAAAGGCTTTCGCTCGTATAACGCAGCACTTGGAATGCTGGCGTTGCTGGCGTGGTGCCTTCTGTGGCTTCTGCGATATACGCTAGGCGCATCCCGTCTGCTTCTGCTATAGTCATTTCAAATGCTCCTTTTTAAGCGTTAAAATCATCACGGCGATAAGGCACCGAAACAAGGTGAATAGTGTGCGGCTCTTCATTTTCAATCGGAACCAAGTGGGGAATACCGAATTTAATGTTATTCGGGTGTTTATTTCTATAAAGGCACATGATGGTTTCCGCGTGGCCATTGCCCTCCGCTATGCCATTGCCGCCCTCCGTCCATATCTTAAAGAACGCAATCCCCGCCGTTCTGGTAAGGTTAGTGCCAGGCGAACCAAGCCCAGCCTGAAAGCTATCGCCTGATTGAATTGTAAGCTGTATTGAAGGCCCAACAGTGGCGTCTTGCAGTTCAAACGCATGGTCGGCATATCCAAACGCAACACCTGCTATAGGTGACGCCGCATATATGCCTTCAATCTCTTTTCTTTCGTCGTCTAGGCTCATAATAACATTACCTCCAATTCGGCAACTGTTAGTGCAAACATGCCAAGCGGGGCTTGCATAGAATGCCCGTTTTCCAAACGGTTGATGTAAGGCAGGTTGTTTTGAACAAATACAATACCAAACGGATCACGGTCACCAAACACAACGCCCGCGCCGCGTGAAATAGTCGGGCCTCCGCTTTTGTCGGTAAAGTCTGAAGCTTCGCTTGTCATTGTACCCAAAGAAACCACCGTATTTCCACGGGCGCGTCCTGTATCAACGGGCATTTTTTTCGTTACGCGGGTTAAGGCTTCCATTGCAATCTTTTGCTTAAATGGCAGGAAGTCTTTTTCTAATAAGTCATCAAAAGCCTTGTCAATTTTTATTGCAAATGTGCGTGCGTTTGTCATGATGCCACCACATCGAAAAACGTACCCGCCCCAACAATATCACCCACGGCTTTAATTGTTCTTGTGCCATTGGCAACAATACGCCATCCGATTTTAGGAACGGTTGTAAAACCTTCTAATGAAATTAGTACGTCATCTGAACCTTGAGTATATGATGGGAATACATTAGCGATTGCCGACGATGTGCCAAACACGGCCCGCCCGCCTGTTATTGTGGTAACAGCGTTTACCCCAGATGTACCCGTAGTCGCATTATATGGCCCGCGCGTGTCATATTCTAAAGACGCGGCAAGAACAACGTCAGTAATATCAGCCGCAACACCATCAAAAGCTTCCTTGGATATTTCTTTTAACGTAGTCATCCGCGCTGCATCCTTACTTGGCTTGCGCCTTGTGTAATATAAGCCGCTACAAGCCCTTCAATCGCCACGATACGGGGGGTTTCACGCCCGCCGCCTGCGTATTCTGTCTTAGATGATACCGAACCAGCCGCAACTTCTTTAATCTTAACAGATCCGCTTGTGACGGTTGCCATTGGGTTTAGCCCTTCATGAATAAGCCAAGCCAATTCTGCCTGCGCGTTTTGAATATCAACAGGGATTGTGTCAGGATCAATAGGCCACCCGTCAACGGTTACATTTGTTAGTCGTGGCCAAGATAGCGTTTGTGTTTGATATTGCTGAATGCCAACCCATTTATAATGACGGTCAAGATACTTAACAGCATCGCGTAAATGCACTTCTTTTTCTGCATCTGTACCCGCCGTTGTCCAACCCGCGTTGGTTGCATAGGTTTCCCACGCCGCAAGCGTGATAAAGCTGTCAGATGATGACCCGCCGATTGTTGTGTCTAATGCCATTAGTTTTCCACCAAAATGATTTCCATATCGACTGATACCTCTGCGGTTGTTGACGCCTTTGCCATTGCCCCAAAATCAGTTAATTCGTCAAATTTAATTGGCGTATTTAGCGGAATAGATGAAGGCACTTCCATTCCCGTCAATTCCATAAATACCCGCATTGGCGAATAAGGTGCAGACGCGTCAAGTATATTTTCACGCTTAATGAATAGAAAATCTACAGGTTTATTGCCTTCCATTTGAATTTGGACGTTTTGTAAATAGGCTGTATATCCCAAAGGAACTGTATAAAGTGCCACCTGACTTTGACCATGTGCTAAACCTGATAGGGGAATAGTTCCCCAATCTGTGCCACCCGCCCCGTTTTCAATCACAATGGCATCCGCATGAGAACCCGCAGACGGTGTGCCATATGTACCCGACTTGGTAACAAAAAAGCGTATTAGGCGTATAAATGTTTGAGTTGTGGCAGTGCTTGCAGATGTACCCGCAAGCGTGACAGTTTCGGTGATCAGTGCGCCCGTGGCTGATATGCCCTGCAACTCAATCTCCCAAGCCCCAGAGCCGCCGTTGGTGTCATTGGTGTTGCCTGCTTTAACCCTCAATGTGGTTGCGCTGGCAGGCTGTAATGTGCGCCAAATGCCGCCCGCCGCTATTGCTTCATATGATGTGCCAACGGCTTCATTATGCCCGAATTTATGCACAACGCTATGGCCAAGCATATCCCCACGCGCGATACGCAATTCAGGCGGGTAAGTTATCCCGCTCTCATGTATTGTTCTTGTTGGATAATTTTTCGCCATGATAGACCTCTAACTTTATGAAAAGGGCCAGCTTCCCAGCCCTTCGCTAAAGTTAGCCTAGCAATGCAGCCGTAAATTCTTGCTTCCAAGTTTTCACACCGTAAAGCATCGTCACATCAAACATAACCTTGCCGTAACCTTTGTAGGCCGCGATTTCATAGACTAGACCTGAATGCGGGTCTTGTATTGTCATACGATCAACCGCAGCATCACCGCCATGCGGTTGACTAGGTACACGCGCCACAAGCTCAACAGCATTCCGATGAAATACAACATTTCCTGTATACGTTGCGCCGATTGTCATTGCCACGTTGTTTGCAAGCGTTTTCTGCAAGCCAGGTGATGCAAGAACGATTGTTCCAGGGGCCGCCACGCCAGTAGCAACGATATACTTATTAGTATCGCCTGCGAACGTCACGACATCGCCCGCAAGGACTGTGCCTGATCCTGTATCAAGTGGAATGGATGTGGTGCCAATCGCCAAAGTGCCACCGTCAGATTGTAGGTATCCTGTGCCTGTGCCTTTGGTATGTAAACCAACGCCTGCGCTTTCCTTAAGCTTAACGCCTTGAAGGTCTAGCAATTCGCCTTGACGTAACAAGTTGGTACCACCAGCCTCGTTTGCTTTTTGCAATGTCGCAAGGTTGCGCATCTTTGTACCAGCCGCTGTATTTAGCACCATAGTGACTTGGCCGTCCATAGGCGTACCATTATCAACTAGGATTTGGCGGGCCTCTGCAACAACATCAAAGTTGGAAGCGAAAGGAGTAGTGCCAGCCGTACCAACTGCCCGCGATGCGTTCGCCTTGACTTCTCCCCACAATTCGCCTTCAATAGCGTTTGTAATGCCACGCATTGCTTGCGCGATTTGATCCCCAAAGATGGTTTCATAACCAGAGCCGTTGTTGACGTGTTTAATATCTTCGCCAGTCCAAGGGATTTGCACATTGCCCACTTTATCAATGGTCATTGTTTTGTTACCCACGGTTTGATCATCGCCTTGTGGAATGGTCATAGATGGTGTGTAAGATGTGTTAACTGTAGATGCCACAGTAGCGTGTGATCGGACGGTATCGCCCTGGGCGACACGGTCAGAGCCGTTGCTGTTAATCATTACGGATGGAATTACGCCGACGAGTTCGCGGCCTACAATATCAGCAGCTTTGTAGATGTCAGCCGCCAGATCAGTGAGAACATTAGCCATGTTCTAATCTCCTGTATATGGCGGCTTCTGTGATTTCTAATCGACAGGGCGTCCGCCTTCTTTAATGAAAGCCGAGCGTTCTGATTGACCCATTTGGTTGAACTGTTCGCGCGGCACGGTTTTTTGTGAAGTATTCCCGCTTTGGGACGCTGGAGGCTTACCGCCTCCGCCTTTACCCGCATCAACTAAGAAATTGGGTTTGGCCGCTGCCAATTCTTTTGCAAGGTCGCCTAAAGTGGCGTAACCATCG